GATCCTGTGAGGTTCACAACAGGCACTAGAGCGCCCTCCCACGTCGGGCGAAGTCGAGCATGTGCTTGTGCGTCCAACCAGTCGCTACTCGCCTGATCGCCGCCTGCTCTTCCTCCAGCGTCAGAAGTACCACGGGCGCGCTACGATTCTCGGGCGTCGGCCCACTCTTCGGCGCTCGCTTGATGCCCGCGAGCCACGCGAGACCTTCCTCCAGCGTGACCTCCTTCGCGGGATCGGGAAGCCCAGCATCCGACATGCACGTCACGAAGCCGACGCCGGAGTCCGCATCGAAGCGGTCCTGGAAGAAGCACCCCTCATCCCATGCGCTATCGCATTCGGGCGGGGAAACCCAGCACACGTCGGCGCGGCGGGCGTACTGCACGAGGTAGTATCGGGCCACCCTACGCCCTCCCGTCGCTCGTGTAATAATCAAATTTAATCATATCTATACGCCAGCTAAATCTCTAGGAATTAATAATAGCCACATATTTACATCACTTGCTGCTGTTCCACCATTAGTAAAATCTACTCTTAAATATTCTCCAAGCAAAGCTACTTCTACACTTGATGCGGTATTAGCTGTTACTGTTGCTGTTGTGGACTTTAATGCTTTAAAAGTATCAGTGCTATCTATTACACCTTCTTGAAGAATAAATCCGTTAGTTGCTCCATTTTGATCACTTTTAACAATACCCCTAAGTATAGCATAATCTCTTACATCAACTACTTCGGACTGGTGCACGCCGGCAGCTACCATTGTTCCGCCGACAAGTTTTAATGCTTTGTAGCTTCTACCAGGAACCTTTGAATCGAATCTTAGTGTGCCCAAATTAGTATTCCTTTATTTAGCTACTGCTTATTATTTTTTAGATACTCTATGTCTTCTACTTTCAGGACCATCATTTCATCTTGATCATCTATTCTTAACCGAAATCCGCGCACATCCCCCTCTTCCAGAAGTTTCATTAGTTCTTCTTCCGGAACCCCAAGTATATTTGCAGCAAACGGTACTGTGTAATACTCAAACATAAATTACTTCCTTTATTCTACTTCTTCCACAGTTAAATCTTTTTGCTCAATATCAATAGCTGCATTTAGTAATGAATGATACAGTTCGTTAAGATTTTCTTCCAGTGGTTTTATGTTGTGGTAGGAGTCTTCTATCCCCATTACCATTGTGCTGATTCTATCCATTATGGCTATTGTAGCGCCTTCTTCCGCGAAGTCAACCTTATCTGCTAAATTTTCAACATCATTCATTTTATCCACTAATTTATCTAAAAATGATACAAATTCTGCAAGAGGATCTCTGTAGTTTGGTAGAGTAGTTTTTTTATTCTCTACAAATGTTGCAAAATCTCTTAGCTTATCTGATACTTCTTTCACATCTTTTCTCCCAGTATTTTTAATATTTCGTTTAATTCCCCGGGGTAAAAATTAATTATCTGAAATTCATTATCATCAGGATACTTTGTATTCCATAATAATGCAGCACATTCATTACTTCTCTTAAGATTATATGATATTCCAATAGCTGCTTTTCCCCGGTTATTTTTTCGGTTTATTTTTAAAGCCGCGGAAGAATATACTTTAGAAGAATCTTTTATATTATCGTCTATAATATATCCTACTATTTCATATGTCTGTGCAAATATTTGCAGTCCTTCTTTCATCAACTATATACTCTGCTTATTCCCCGGTATATTCTTGTACAAGTGAAAATGTTATACTATCTGCTAAATCATTTATAAGATCCGACGGCGGCATATACATCATTTCTAAAGCACTATAGAAATATTTAACTGAATCACTAAGCACACTATCATTTAGTTTACCAGCAAGTTCTATATATCTTTCTTCATTATTACCTAGCTGGACTAGAACTTCGGTAAACTGTTCAATATGCTTGCTCGTTTTTTTTAGATAATTTGCAAATTGTTGTAGTTCTTCCTTATCTTCTTTAACCATTTTATTTACTCCTCTTCTTCCTCATCTTTAACACCACCGGATTCAGCTATAGTATTAAGTATCTCTATAAGGTCTTTAGCTTCTTGTTCTGATCCGTTATCAAAATAGACAGACTCTTCCATACTTACAATTTCAGACACTCTTTCGAACAATTGATTATACTCATCCCTGTTGTCTTCATCCACCATTCCTTCTACGTATTCTAAATCATTGTAAAATTCAAGTATAGTATTTTGATAATCCTGTAGCTTTTGTTTAGCTTCAACCACTTTACCTAAAGATACCTTTATGGCTTCTGCGCCGCTCTTTACGTCAGCACTTGTATAACGCATTTTATTTACTCCGCAATACCTTCATCATATTCTTGATGAATCATTTTATTTGAATCTAGCCACTTTACAAATTTTCTTGGAATCTTACCCATATACAAAGGGTTCGTGAAATCGAAAACTGACCGTGTTGGATCCAAATATTCGTTTGGCACATTCCACTTTTCAGCATATCTTTTTCTACTTTCAACAATTCTTTGTCCAGCATTTAATTCCGGACATGATGAAAATGTGGCCGACCAGACGTGCCACACTGAGGGATAACTCAGTCCAGAGCTTGGCATTCCCATTTGCGCGGCTCTCGTGCCCCAGTCCGATTCTTCGTGAAAACTTTTAAATCCCTCATCGAAATTTCCCACTTTAAGAAAGTTTTCTCTGAGGTAGGCAAAGCAACTTCCAATCATGCACATGACCCTGCCGCACCTGTTCTTACCGTCATTTCTCCCCTCCCATTCGGGCCGAAGTTGTTTTGTGATTGGATCTCTCGGGGTAATTTTCTCATTGTTAACTAATTTCTCCATCTCTTCATAATTACACCAACTGAGGGGCCAGCCGGAGGCTGCATATTCTGGATTATTACGAAGGAAAAAATTCATACATTTTAACCAATCAGGCTGTACTATGATGTCATCATTTAATACTACTAAGATTTCAGCATCGTCATAGTAGTGTGACACTTTATTCCAGCCATAACTGATGCCACGATTTTCCTCGCTTCTTATAAGCGGAACATTGTGTTTATCACAGACTTGTTTAAAAGACTGCCCCGAATCGGGAGTTCCGTCATCGTAAACAACTATCTTGTAGTTTTCCCCATCGTTAGTAGAAAACTTTTTAATACTCTCTATGCACCAGTTTACTCTTTTTGCACCCTTATAGCTAGCGATGCCTATGCTGGTGTAAGACATTTAATTTTCCTGACTAGATACTACCAAATCCATAAAATTTAGTTTTTCATATTTCTCTATTATGGTTTTTGCGGTTTTATACTTTCTGTCTAGGGCTGTGGAACAATTTTCATATAATTTTTTAATAACTTTAATAGCATGTTTTCCATGTATTTTTAATGCAAATATTGAATTATTTTTTACAGGACTTGATTTAAAATCAGCAATATTTTTTGTAAACTTATAGAATTGCTCAATTATTGATTTACTACCACATAGCGAAATCTCCGGATATTTCTTATTTCTGTAAAATACAGATCCATCAGCATCTACTATGCCGCGCCAAAAATCCTTATCCTTTTCTAAATGTATAACTTCAGCAGTTAAACTTTTTTTTGGCACAACTCCAAATTTTTCTAATTGTGACGCTATTTTTTTACTAGTAAATACAACACCAGAAGAATAATAACATTTTGTACCAATTTTTTTAGTATGGTCTAGTATAGTTAAATCAGATTTCAAAAATTTTATAAATTTTTTAATATGATCTATGTCTCCCGATTGTAAAAATAAACTTATTCTTGCATTTCTTTTAGAGTTAGTGCTAGAGACGTTTCCGTCACCCATCAAGAATCCGATCCAATATTTTGCGTCCTCAGTAAGTGGGTCATCAAAAACAGTTTCATCAACTTTCTTTATAATCGGACAGCCAGCACGAATCATAATATTATTATGTTTAAGTATATCTATAATTTTTCTACGTCCTATACTATACTTATTAGCCAATTCTGCCAATGTACAATTATTTTCATAGTCTTTAATTAGACTAAGTTCTTTATCTCTGTTTAAAGACAAATTAGAAAACTTTTCATTTCTCTTCGAGTATGTTAAGTTTTTCTTTTTTAATATAGCTAGAATCGTTTTATAATTTTTGTTATATTTAGATAGCAACTCTCTCATTTGTAATCCGTTAATTGTATCTTGGTATATAGTATCTATCTCGGAGCTTTCAACCTCCCCAACAACCTTAGAGGTCCAGTTTTCAGGTAATCGATTTTTTAATCCACACTTAAAAAGTATTCTATCAATTACTGAAACATCAACATCATAAGTTTTAGCTATCTTATAGGATTTTTCTCCACCAATGAACTGTGTTATTATTTCAGATTCCATTGATTGTTCTAGCACTTTCGATAATCCCAACTTCCCTCTCCTACTCAGCATTGTTCATATAGACTTCATATAAGTCATCTAGACTTACTCCCAACTCTGTAAGAAGATCCTGATTTATTCTACTAACGGTTCTCGCATCTTTTGCTTGTAATATATTTTCTCTAACTATTTGTTCTCTCAACGTCACAATTGCGTCAAGTAATTTTGGAATGTATATTTCTTTTATACTGTCTAATATAGACACAGCATCTGATACACCATTATTATTCATAATAATTATTCTCCTAGCTCTAAACTATTAGTTATCTTTTCAAATGTTGTATTTAAATCGTCTAAATTCTTTCGAAGAACATCCCAATCAAATACTAATCCCGCTATTACATCTTTTTCTGTCATTTCGTCTTCTTTTAATTTTTCAGGAGTATTTTCTAGCGGATCTGCAAAATCCCGAAATTCATCAATAATAGATCCTAATCCTTCATATATTGTTTTGAAGTTCTTTAACTGACTGTGTAGATTCTCATAATCTATAGCCATATTATTTAATCCTATAAATTTCTATAGGTTTTTCTAGACTTTCAGTATTGTACTCTACCCCGCGACTATTTTCAATACCTAATATTCTACTCTCTAAACTTGCTATTTTCCATAATACTAATATTGCAAAAAGTAATGCAAAAAAGATCATTCCTTTTAGTGCTGTATTCGATGATCTTCTAACTCTTATTCTTTTATACTCTGTATTATTCATATAACTATATTTATTCTTTATTCAATATATTTCAAATAACTCCAGGAATTCTAGTAACTTGTATCATTTTCCCTCTCCACCCCACCCTACAAGACTCGTCGTAAGTCCTTACTGCCAAAGGATTTATCAATAGTAGCCGGAAGCGGTCGCTTGCCCTAAGTTCGTTGGTACTTTGGACTTACCAAATAAATTACCTAATATGCCGCCAAATCCTTTAAGTAAATCTTTACCTAATCCTTTAAGTTCTTTACCCATAAGTTTACCACTTACAAATTCTGGGAAGTCTGATATTATATCAGCTAATGCTTCTCTAAATCGATCCATTATTCCGGCGATATCTTTGTATTGATAATTTCCTTCAATAATATTTCCATACTGTGTTATACCATCACTTATTAATCCACTATAATCTGTTGTTATATCAACTAACTCATCCCCGAGTTTTTTAAAATCTATCGGTTTTTTAGATATATCTGTAACTACTTTTTGCATATCTTTTCGCATCTTTGCGAAATTCTCTACCCCAGCAGTAATTGCTTTTCTTATTAAAGGAAGTTTTTCTGCTTTTTCTAAAATATCCGCGGCAGTATTTTTTGTTTCTTCTGGTTTTCTTACTCTAACGGGAACTGGAGATGTGGAATCGGATTTTGCGTCGCCTAAATGTATTGTAAGCTGTTCAGTATTCTCCCTAACCGTTGCGACAGCAGTTTCTGTATCCTTTACAACATCACTAAGTCCTACAATAAATTCAAGTCTCTGATCATATGTTATTCCGCTTTCTTTTTCCGGACCTTTTTTTACATTGGCCCCTATCTCTTTATATAATTCAATTCTTGGAATACTTTCCATAGGAGTTTTTAGATTTTCATAAATTGTTTCGAGAGAACTTACAAGTTCTTTCTTGCCAGCTTCTGATGCAACTCCCTTGGCTATAGCATCTTTTATTAACTGTGCAATTTTTGCAGATTCGCTAAGGGCTTTTAATTCCTCGCTGTTGTCTGTAAAATTATAAAGATACTTTGATGTTTCCGCAAGGATATCGAGATCAGTAGAAATTTCTCCCGCGGATTGCAGAATTTTATTTTCCAGCTCAGCATCTACGATCCAAATTTTTCCTTCTTCCGGAATTGAATCGGTATATGTTTCCAACCATTCTTCTGCTTGCGATAGTAATCCGCTTACAGTAACAAGTGTTGAATCGAATTTCTCTATTATCTCGGATACTTCTCCAAAAAGTTTTTCTAAATCTTCACCTTCTATTTCCGGCTCTTCTAAAATTTCAACTGGGGTGGCTGACGGCATTGCTAGAATTATTTCAATATCGCTGATCAGTGTTAAGATATTTACACTTATAGCGTCTATTATTTCATTCTCCGGAACTGCGGCTGCTAATTTTTCAATGCTCGCAGAAGAATCTTGTAGACTTTCTCCCAGAGTTTTAAAACTTTCTATAAGAGGTATTTCTATTGTTTTTTGTTGACTGGCACTTAAATTCCAAGGATCCTTTCCGGGATCCGTCGCCATATATCTAGAAATATACTTATTTACCGCGAGCAAATTCTTTTTTATTTCTTCTATGCTGGTTAAAAAACTATTTAATAAGTCTCTAGCCGAGGATGTTGTTTCTTTTTTTTCCTCTTCTGTTTTTTCTTCGGCAGGTTTTTCTTCAATGGGTTTTTCTTCTTCGGCCCCTTTTTCCTCTGCTTCCTTTGCTTCCTCTATTGTTTTTTTAGCTTCTTCAGCGGATGGAAACTCATTTTCATATATAGTTACAGCTTGACCAAAAAATTCTGCAAGATCTGTTATTAAAGTATTAGCTTCTTCTATAGAAAATTGTCCATTAATTAGTTTATTCTGAAACTCCGCTACTTTGGTTCGGATATTCGCAGCATCCGCATCATCGGTTTGACTTTTAGTATTTGCTGAGAAATTGTTTACAAAGTCTTGAAGTTGAATATCAAAATCGTATAGTGTTGTAGCTAATCCATTTAATACTTCTTTCTTATTCTCTACTTCAACTGATTGCGCATCTACGTCTGTTCCAAATTTCTGAATAGCATTCTGGAGTTTATCTAAGACTGATTCTATATTTTTATCAGTTGTTCCTGGTGGAATTTTAAAAGATACTGCCACGTTATTTTATCTTATAAATTAATACAAGAACTACAAGTTGACTCTTTAAGTCCTGTTGGAGTAATCCATTTTACTGTAGGTAATTCATAATTTTTTAACAAGTCTACTTCTACATCTCGGGGGTTTTTTCCATTATACATGTTTCTGAAAACTAATAAATCATCATTTAATTTTTCCGATGCGCGTAACTCCTTGTACCCATCAAGAGTTGCGTGTTCGACATGATATACTACAGGATATTTCATTCGATAGCTGGGATACCCAGCCTTCAGCAATCGGATGCAGAACTCTGAATCCGATATATAATACTTGAAGTTATTATTGAATCCATTCAAATCTTTCCACAATCTACGTTCAAAAGCATAGCAATATCCGGCTAGTTCTGTGGCTATTTCCGGAGCTTTTTCTTCGCCGTAATCTACTACTATTTCTGAATCACCTAAACTGTATAACTCATCCTCTGTTACTTTAACACTCTTAAATCCTACAACTCCGGTTTTATTATTCCGCAGGAAATATAATAAACAATCTATAAAATTATTAGGTACTACTAAATCGTTGTCTAAGAAACAAATATACCCTTCTTTACTATTTTCTACAATTGTATTATAACTCGCCGCTACTCCGCGATTAGTTTCATGTTTTATATATTTTGCGCCATAATCTACACAATGCCCGCGGATATATGCTGATTCTAAAGAACTTGAACCATCATCTATAACAATCACTTCAAAATTTGAACAATACTGATTTTTAAGATTTTTTAATAGATTTTCTAATAGCCTGTGCCCGCCATAAACTGGGGTGCCTAGGGAGATATACCCCATATTTCTATTGCGCTTCTTCTATAGAATTGGTAAGATTATCCAGGTATTCGGCCATAACTGTAATTGGTTCTAAGCTTGCTGTAGAAAATCCTTTTAGCATGTCCAATCCTTTCTGAAAGATTGGATCCGCTAAATCTGGCGATATACTTTTTAGATTATTAAAACTCTCGTCAATCTTTGCAACCGACGCATCTATATCTGGTAAAAAAGATCTAATTGATTCTAGGGCACTGGCTATTTCTACAAGATTACTATTTATTTCACCTATTTTTTCTTTAGCAATTATTGCCATTCTATTTCATCCTAACAGTTAATTTCTTTAATTCACCCCAAGATATACTATCGGCTTTGTTAGTTGTTGGATTTAACCAATATAAATTCTCAAATCTATTTTCGCTAAGGGAATCAGATGCTTCAAAAACTTTATACTCTACTTGATCTATGGAACCGCCGTGATTTTGTTCAAATAGTTCTTTCGATAACTTCATTCTGATTTTCGGAAATAACAAATCTTCGTTCTGTCTAAATGTTTCACCCCATTCATGAATTACAGATGGTGGTATTCCATAACTGTAATAACCTAATTTTGCTAATTTGCAAAATAGATCGCATTCCTCGAAAAAACTATAATATCCTTCGTCAAATTTCCCGACCATTTCCCAGTTCTTTAATTCTGTTAAAAAACAATAACCCTCAACAGCAATTCTTCTAAACGGCTTATTTATATCCGCGCCATCTGGTATTCTTATTCCTTGCCCGCCCACGTTTTGTTGGAGACTAACACCGCCGACTTTTTGATTATTCTTAATAAAGAACATTAAATACTTTAGCCAGTCTGGAGTCATCTCTAAATCATCATTTAGCAATACTCCGTATTTACATTTATTTTCCTTCGCATATTCATAACAATGATTCCACCCCGCGGGAATCCCTAAATTTCTACGATGCTCTCTTAACGGAACATTAAATTCTTTACAGATTTCTCTAAGGATTTTTAATTCTCTTTCCGCTGAACCATCGTCTACAACAACCTTTGTCATCGAATCAAAATTAGGTGTATTCTTTACAAGAGATTTTAAAAGCCTGTATATTCTAGCATTGCCGTTAAAAGTTATTATACCTATGGCACATTCTTCTGTATTATAATCTGTAATAAATTCTCTACTGGACATCTATTATTCCCCTCTCAAAATCTCTTCCAGTTTTAATCTTTTTTCTTCCGGTAAAAATACTTCTTTACTAACTATACCCAAGGCTTTCTGATATTTCCTATCCAGATATATATTAGAATTTTTATATAATAATCTAGCTAATATAATAGAACTAAACCCGTTTAGTAAAATACTAAAAAGTTTTTTAGGGTAATGATCTCGAATACGCATTGTGCTTATACCGCAACTCTCACAGAATTCTTTAAACTGACTCATCAAAAGAACATTTCCGCAAAGTCCTATGCGACAAGCACCATAACTTTCAACATTCGTTACCCAGCCATCACCATCTATCACACCTCTCCAAAAATGTTTATTTCCAATTATTTTTTCTGAAGCCCCACTGAAACTTTTATATTCATTAATTCCGTAAGATTCCAACGCTTCCGTAAGATATGGAGAACTTATAGCTATATAAGCTTGCTTATATACTTTCTTACGAACTTTATCGTCACATTTTTTAATTTCATGGACGACGTTTAAAAATTTCTTAAATTTCTCAAGATGTCCTATATCTTTTTCAGAAAGCTTTAACGTTAATCTCCCCGAGTAACCGCTCTGTCTGTGAATACTTCCGTCAGCGGTTAGAAACCCCGCCCAGTATGCTGATTCTTCAGTAACTTTATCAAAAGCAAAGTCATTACAAATTATTTTTCTTCTCGAATCAAAACTGTTTCTAATCGGAATATTTAATTTTCTAAATTGATACCAGAGGCTAACCGGCCTCAATCCAAATGACCTACTTATTTCACTAATAGATTCTCCATTTTGGTATCTAGAGATCCCTATTTTAACTTGTTCATCTGTTATTACTCTTGCCGGCATATTTTACCTACTTCAAGAGGATCATAATCTCTAATAAACTCCCTCTCTCCCACAAATATTCTCCTTAGTTATAATTCATTCTGGTGATTTTCTATCTTTTGAGTAAATCCGGCTAGTTCCGCATCGTATACTTCTTGAGTTTTTTGAATAATTCTATTTAAATCATCCTTCATTCCTTGCGGAACACCCTCTGATTCAGATTCTTCTATATCTCTGCGGAGATCTTCTAGTTTTCTCATAATACTATCTAGATCATTAGCAACTTCCTGGGATACTTCTAACGCATGGTCCCAGAACATATCCTGTGTAAATTTAGCCATTTTAGTTATTCCTCATCAGTATACGCTATAAGACTGTCAATCCATTCCGCCATATTTCTTAAATGCGTAACTATAGCCTCTCCCCCCGCTTCTGAATTTGGATTAGTTAGTTCTTTATCCAATTCTGATAAACTAATCATTATAAAATCATCTGGTTCTCGATTTCCTTCTTTTTGCAGTTCTCTATATTTATCCTGAATTAAATCAATTAACTTGCCGGCGTCACCCTCTAATCTTTGAACTTCTGCTACAAGATTTGTTAACCCACTTTTTACTTCTTTAAGCACGTTTTCTCCAACCATTTTAGTTACTCCGATACTTTATAATAATCCATTCCTCTACTAGCCACACTTCTCTTTTCTGACATAAACTCTAGTTCTTCAAATGTGTCATCTATCTTGCCGTTAACTTCATTAATAAATTCCACGGCATTACTGAAAAGTTGATCGATTTCTTTGGTTAGATTGTCTATGTCAAAATCCCCTGTTTGAAATATATCAGCTTTTTTAACAATTTCAAGTATTAAATTATTTATTTCTGAAGTATATGATTCTATTATTTTGTTAGACTCTATTTGAAGTTTATCTAGATCAGTAGCTAAGTCCAGAAAGCTTTCATGTATTTTTGATTTATCTAACATTTATATTAATCTTGTTTGGTCTCAAGCCATTTTTAAAATAATTTTATCACCACGCTAAGATTGCTGATCCAGCCATCTTTCATATTGTTCTATTTGTGACATACCCCCAGTTGGGGATTGTTCGTCTAAATAATTATATAGTAAAGTAATCCTCTGCTCAATAGACGGCAATTCTCTTTTACCAAAAAATACGTCTATGAATATATGGGAATCTCCTGTTATTTCCGTCCAAAACACAACATCATTAAACGCACGTATATGTTCATTAAAAAATCTATATAATAATTCTAGTTCTGCTTCACCTGAATATTTAGATTCATTTTGTGTCATAAGTTATTTTCCTTATTAATATCCAGATTCTATTTTATCAATCTCCACCAAGGATTGTTCAACCATATCTATATAGTTGACAATTTTTTCATACTCGTCTGTGATACCTCCAAAATCTGCGGCAGTCATAATATCTTTATTGCTCCCGTTATTAAAATCAGTAATTTCAGAAATAAGTTCTTTTCTAAGATCATTGACCCGTTCGATAAGTAAATTATACATGAAGTCCTCTAAATTAATTGGTCGGCCCAAGTTTTGGGAGTTTTCTCATTTATTAATTCTAATTGACCGATCCACACTAAACAATTCACTAATTTCTAGTGGCGTCAATGTCGAGGTCTCGGAGTAATCCATCAATATTTTCTTTAAAGGAATCTAGAACTCTTTGTATTTTGTTATAAGCATCGGTAGTCACGCTATTGTCAAAAGCTACTTCTGGATGCTCCTTCTGAAGACTCTTTATTATTCCCCCGAAGTCAACACCGAGATTTAGAATCTCAACATTATACTGATTCATTATACTAGCAATGTCATAAGCTTTTTCTGCAAAATCTACTACTTTATCCACATCAATATTTTCGTTCATAGCAACCCCCACTTAAATTAATTGGTCTACCCAAGTCCGCGGAGTTTTCTCATTTACTAATTCTAACGGTACAGAATAAACTGGTTTAACACCATAAGGATATTTCTTATAAGCCCACTCTATAAATTCTCTAACAGCTTCTCTTAATGTTTTTGTTTCCTTGTACCCAAGTAAATCTATGGACTTCTGAACAGTTGAATATGCCACAGCCACTTCTCTGGGTCTATCCTGTAAATATACTGGATCTGGTGTCTTTTTACCAGTTACCTTTTCAAATTCTTCTCTCACCATTACTGATAATTCATTTAATGTATTTGGTGTCTTTGCCCCTAGATTAATTATTTGACCATGAACATCTCTATCTAAACAATTTACCATTGCATCAATTACATCGCCAAGATAACTCCAGCTTCGAACATGTGAACCGTCGCCATAAACAAAATAATTTTTATCCCGCAATAAACAATTTACCCATATTGCTAATACATTTCTTGCAGAATCATATAAAAATTGACGTTTTCCCACTAAATTATGAGGACGAATAATCGTGTATCTAAAATCATATACGTCGGAAAATATTTCGGTCATTCCCTCTATCGAAGATTTACACCAAGCGTAAACGTCTACCGGATTTCTTGGGAGTGACTCGTCAAATGGTGATTTCTGATCCCCGTAACATGCCATACTACTTGCTACTATCCAATATGGCACCTTAGTTTTAATCGCAGCTTTAGCTAAATTAACAAAAGCTACTGTATTATTCTCTACACAGAATTTAGGGGTGAACTGTGATCTTCCTTCAGTTGCATCTGCTGCGAGATGAAAAAGAGCATCAATTCTTCCATTATTATAGTAATAATCTAAAATCTTGTTTACTGCTTTTTCATCCCGCAGGTCATCATACCACTGTTCTACTTTGTCATTAATGTTTTCTTTTAGCCCGCCGGATAAATTATCAACGCCTATTACAGAGTGTCCTTTTTCTATTAATTTGTCGCAAAGCCAAGACCCCATCATCCCAGCATTCCCAGTACAAAGAATTCGCATATTCCGTATTACTTTTATATACTAATGAGGACCAACTGAACGATATAATTCATCCGCGGATTTTTTTAATACTTCATCAACATCGGATAATAATTCTAATTCAGTTATAGCATCTTCTATGTAGGTTATAGAATCCTCTACTAGTTCCATTCCTTTAGATAGTTGATCGCTTAATGCTCCGACATTATGATCCACGGTTCTATCATGTGTTTCTTGCGCAAGAATTTTATCTTGTTCGAGTTTTGGATTCCATTCATTTATATAAGCATTTACTAATGCTTGAAGTAGACTTGCAAAGAAATCTAGATCATCTACTAGTGGATAAAATTCTTCATCTATTTTTGATTTATCTATAGCCATAAAATTTTACCTAAACCACTGTTGTTTGTACAGTTTTTATTTCTGCTGAAAATTCTTGTAAAACTATTTGTATAGCTTCTAAAGCAGCGGATGCTATGCTTCCGCCAAGAGGTTTGTTTTCAACACCTATTGTTATTTGATCCCCTGCAAAATCTGTAATTTCTCCAATATTTTCTTCGACTATTTTTTTGAGTTCGTTGTAAATAGGTTCTTCTAGTTTACTTAATCCATTAATAGTTACTGCTAAAAAAATCCCCACATTACCCACAGAGATTTCCGCGGAATCAAATCTAATACTATTTCTTAAAGAGTTGGAAATAGTTAATTTAAATTTTTCTTCAGGCTCATTTTCAAATCGCAATTTTGATTGGAGCATTTATCTACCTCTTTACTTTTCTTACAGTTAAGCCGCCTTGGCTTCCTCAGCTTCTCGCATAGACTTCCTATTCTCATTAATGAGTTTCTCTAATTCATCCAGCGGTCCTTGTACCGCTCTTTCTAATAGAGAAATAATTTGATCGCCTATCGGCCCAGACTCTACTTGAAGTGTTAGCTCATCTCCGCTTACGCTGGAGACTTTACCCACTTGCTCATTAATGTACTCTAGGACAAACGATTCTTCGTCCTGGTCTAAGTATTCAAATCCTTCTAGTAACATAATTACATCAACCATAAATAATGGATTGAATACTAAGTAGTTACCATCCAAACGAATAGGTAGGTCATTATTCATGGTTTAGTATCCTTTATACTATTTCTGACAATAGAACTTTTCGTATCTCTTTTATAGAATTACTGTATGCTGTCCAATTTTCTCGTATTCCGCGGAAAGCTTTCATTAATGGAACTATTCTTATTTTATTATCATTCACAGCATAGACTGGAAAATGAAATCTTGAAAAATAACCCTCTGGAACTATAGGAACTGTTTGTGAAAGTATGGAACAAATGATTAATGGATCCCATACTTTATCATTTGATGTCCATAATAAAATATCAACTGCTGAAATTAAACTTTTTACATCACTACTATTAGTTACTTGTATTTTACTATTCTTATATATGAAATTGGTATTGCTACTGTAGACTAGCAGTTTTACATCATCTTTATCCGATGCTCTGTACTCATTTGAAAAAGCATCTATTACTGTTTGAACCTTCTCATTATCGCTACTCATTATGCCGAACACAAGGTTTTTCTTATTCTCATCTATATTTTTTGGCGGGAAGTCTTTTACTAACTGCTTGATGTTCCTGATCTTAACAGAGCCCATACGCGAGACTAAACCGTTTACAACACTGTTTATTGTAGATTGTGAATACTTAATTTTTATTTTCTCAATTACCTCTTTTGGTACTTTATAATCCCATGCTTTATGAATAGCACCTAATACATCAATTTTATCAAATCTCTTTGCATATATTAAATCATCACCATATTCATTTCTTAACTGATCATTTTCTAATGCTACAAATGGCTTGCCACAAGCCAGGAATTCCGCGGGAACTATTCCATGCCCCTCATGTCTCGATAATACGATACCTAATCTGCATCTCTTAAATATCTGAAATTTTTCCGCATCATTTAAATCTTCACATATATTTATCTTATGATTTTCATTACTCTTAAATATATTTTTTATTCGAGTCGTATCGTGTCCGATAAATGTAATATCATATTTTAAATCATCTTTTAATGCAGCTTCTAATAATTGTTTATATCCTTTTTGTTCAATAGCTCTACCGCAGAATACAATTTCGTCACTCTTTTCCTCGGTCCAAATTGAATTAATTATATCTAGATTTATCGACGGATTAACTACATGAATTCTGCTATCTTCAAATTTATCATCCCACTCTAAGCATTTCTTTTTTCCAAGTTCACTACATATAATAATTCCATCAGCTTCTAAATAAACATCTTTAGTTGTTTTGGACATCAAATTTTCATACTCTGGCATATGCTCTAAATGCCAGTTGTCGGATTCATACATCAATGCATAGAATGGAATCCCGTACTTACGAGAATATTCTAGCCCTATGCTTAATGCTTGCGGCGGGGCTACGAATACACAATCAAATCCTTCATAATCTGTATTGATATCCGGCTTATATTCAAATGTAACATATACGCTACTGGGAATATCTTGGGCACATATTGGTAATGCATTTGTGCAAACGTGTACGTGGCACTTTGCTTCCGATAAAGCATTAACAACTTGCATGTTCCACAATCTGGCCCCGCTGTACCCGCCTTCATTGTAGGTTATAAAAAGTATCTTTCTTTTTATATCCGACGGGTAATTAACATATTCATTTATATTTTTCCGCGGGGGTTTTTTGTTACTTTCTCTTAACCATTTTTCATCCACAGCACATTGGGCAAATTCTTTAGTATCTACAAACCATTGTTTCATCGATTCTAGAACTTGAAACGGTCTACTGTCCCCAACAAATATTTTTCTAGGCGTAGCTGATAATGAATCATCAACCATCTGATCTTTATTAGATCCAGTATACCGCATCCAAATAGTAGCTCTGCTCATTTTAATACCCTAAAGAAATGTTAATCCGGAACTGTTAGGGTAGAAACCTCTTCTACCTCTTTAACAGTTTTCCGTCTTTCCATTTCTTTAGAGGAATCCGGATCAGACCTTACTTCCGCAACAGCCTTTGACTCGTTAACAATTACTTGGGACTCTTTGGCAAGAACACCAGACTCAGCAGCCTTTAATCTCTTTTCCTTATTAACTAACTGTAGCTCCCGGACCTCCATTGTTGCTAATTTCTCGCGGGCATTATCTAAATCTCTATTATATTGCTCAAGCATTGAATTAGCGTAATTTCTAGCAGCTTTCGGAACCTCTGCCATCATATTAACTACTTGTCCAAGATCATCCTTTACAGAATCCAATTTATTTTTTATTTGTGCAATCTTTGTCAAAATATCCTCAATGCATTGTACTGCTTCTGGTCTCATTTTCCTCTCTCCTCTGTAGAATTAAAAGTTACAATCCTGCCCCAAAAACTACACAATTATTTTTAGCAGACACAACTTGGTATAAAACAAAAAAGGGAGCCGCGTCAAGCGGCTCCCTTTTTCATAACTTATATGCTTGTTTTTTATCAATCAACTATTACGCACCAGCGGCGGAAAGATCCGTGGCAGCACAATAAATCGAATAAACCTGATCAGAGTTGAGGACTTTAACCTCATAATATGTGATTAACGCGATTCCAAGATCCTGGTCATAATCGAAAAGCTTCTCTTTCCAAATATATCCAGGCCCTAGGTTATACAGCCCGCGTGCTTCCGCGATAGAACGGGGACCAATCACGAAGTTGGCTGCAACTTTAATCGAGTAACCACCAGTTGTTGCGTATCTAACGTTACCAGACTTGTAAAGTAGAACCCCATCCCAGAACGCATCGAAACCCTGGAACATCGGTCCGACAACTTTATTTGCATTTACAAGTGCGGCATAAGAAGCCGCTGTCTTGTAATCAGCATGTTGTGTTAGATCGTAGATTGTATACGGGTGGAAAACTCCGGTGTAGTAACCCTCATTCATTCCAGGTGTATCCCCGGGCTTGAATGTGGGAACTCCTGCCGTTGCCATCTCATATCTAATTTTTGAAATGTCACTCGGCACTAGTTTATCCGAAGATGTAAGAGACTGCGCTGTAGTCTTACTTCCACCATAACGGGTATTTGCTACTAGAACACCATTCCGTAGAGCCGCGTGAGCGTCTAAATCTTTCTTCTCAGCCATCCAATCTCCGAGGAGATAGGTGGCCTCGTTCTTAAGATCAAGAATACTCTTTGAAGCAGCTTCTGCTGTTACTCTGCAAGCATTTCCAACCTTTGTTGGAGTAAATGCTACGCGAGACTGACTAAATGTTTCTTCGTTTCCTTCAAGCACTGAAGTTGCTGTAAGGTTTCCAGAAGCGGTGAGTTTCGACCGCTTCCAAATATATACAACATCTCCCTGCTTACTAACAAGTCCATCCTCTGGTACAAGGAATCTCTCCATGAACCGATGTGCTTTAACATAATCCTCAACCTTCTGTGTCCAAAGTTCGGGGATTGTGTTATCGATAGTAGTAGACGTTACCGCTGCGGATTTGTCTACGGCTCCGAAGCGGACTTGTCCGAATTTACCAAGGTCTTCCTGTTTCCAGTTAGCTGAGTCCTTCATTTTTTTCCTCTCTTAAATTTGTTTATATTCCGCCCGAATTATACCACCCAGTAGGCTTTGCCTGTTGAGTGATCTTCTATAATTTTACCTTCCTCTCTCTCGCGCTGATACAGACTCTTATCGTTTGCATCTCTTGCCGAGAGACGGAGGTGGTCTTCTCTAGTTAAGAACTTTTTTCCACCAGTATCTGGATTAGAAACAACTCTCCCAAGATTTTCTTCAAATCTAGTAGAAGGCAGCGCCTTCAGAATACCGAGAACTTCTGCCGCAACAGTGGATTCTGACTTACCATCCTCGAACTTAACAACACTGGCGCGAGCGCCAAAAACCACCTTCTTAACATTATCTACAACAGCGGGCGGAATCTTTCCATCACGAACAAGCTGTTCAATCTCTGATGTCATTTTCTCTTTTTCAACCGCTTCATTTTGTGCTTCGAGGGACACCATTCTCTTCTGTAAGATTTCATTTGATCTGCGAAGTCCTTCGAGTTCAGTTTTCATTTTCGAATCCTCAAGTTTTACTTCTGGTGATGCAGCAGTTTTTCTAGCTGCAAGTCTGGCGCGGATTTCGGCAAGCTTTCTCTTAGCTTCTTCAAATTTTGCAGTTCTATCTTCTGTTTTTACAGCAGGTGTCGCAGCGCGATCCTTGCGCCGCTGCTCTAGCCGTGCGCGAACTGCTTCAACTTTCTTTTTGATTTCTTCTCTCTTGGCTTCTAGCTGTGCTTTATCCATTTCCTTCTCTCCAGAATCAAAATTCCGACCGGTAAGTTTCGCCACCACAAACGCTAATCTGTTTCCAAGCTCCTTGGATGAGTATCTATTATCTACATCTTCAGCAATACTGTCAAGAATTACTTTTCCAAACTTGCTAATGGTTGTTGGAAGTAAAACTTCCTCCAGCCCCAACTTCCGCATGATTGCGGAACAATCGGGATCTAATTTTTCAAAAGCCGCGATTTTAAACAGTGTATTACCATCTTTTTCAATAACTGTTCCAGAATCAACATATTCCTTAACTGCTTCACATGCGGCCATTCCCGTATTCTCAATAGGCATTTTTTCATGCTGTTCTGTAATTCCACCAGCTATTTTCTTAGCTATCTCTTTTTCCGCATCCGCGGAGTTTCCACCATCTGGAAGTACGCTTTTGGGTTCTTGTTTAGGAACAACTTTCTTGCGCTTTGCTCTGCGCCGTGCAAGCATTGCACGAATTTCTTCAATTTTTTTAGCCGATTCCGTAGTTACTGCTGCGCTTGAAGTTGCTGAGAGTCTACTCTTTTTCATTTCTTCCAGCTTAGCTTTAATTGTTTCAATAGACACGACTTCTTCTCCTGTTGTTACTGGTTTTACTTCTTTTGTAACTAATAGACTTCCAGCTTCAAATCCATATTTGACTTCATGATCTACTAGCCACTTTTTAGAATTTTCCTTTGCCCAATTTTTTGATTTTTCAAAAGTAACATTTCTAGTAGCCCATTCCCCGCCTTCAGCTAATTGTCCTCTAATAAACTCTACACCTAATGGAAGTTTTCCGCCAAAATTTGTCCCTCTAAAAGAGGCATCTTTTCTAAATATATTTTCTGCTCTAACTGTTACAAAAATCTTATCTTTATCCTCTTCCCATTTTCCGATTTCTGATAATATTTTTACATCGGAACCTTTTTTGTTAGACTCAAAAATTACCATTTTATCTTTGAAATTTGCAACACCCTCTAGTTCTGCAAATGGTGCTAGATCCCTAACATGCGGAGTATTTGTTAACGCTACGTGCCACAAACATTCAAAAACTTTTCCAGTTTTAGGATCTACATATGGTTGAACAAGAACAGAATCTCCGCGAATTGTTCCATTGCGAATTAAATTCGCAACATCCGGTTCTGTTATTTCAATATCGGCCCATAGCCCGCCATCTTCAACCCAAAGGTCTTTTACCCATCCAGAATTTCTTAGCGGGTTGTCTGTATGTCTAATAGGTACAAATACATCTTTTAATACATTTTTGAAGTTGTCGATCCAGGTTTGGAATCTTGCCTCGTCAAAACTTAATGTTTCGGAAGGATTCAGGGGATTTACAAAAGATCCAATATTAAGAATTTCTTTCTTGAATCTTGCTTTTCCGTTTTGATTCTCTAGAGAGAGAACATTACTGTCCGAACCGTTTAGAACTTTACAAAAAGTTCCGAACGGTCCAGTAATGTATTTATCCTGTGCTACTAAAACATTATCCATATTTTATCCCTTATCCAACAGCACTATTTTCTGCTTCACTTATTTGCCCAAGTATTTTTTTAATTGAACCGTATGAATATCCTAGTTCACCTTTAGCATCGAAAATTATTTCAGCGGCGGTATCAATATTATCTTTAATACTATACTTAGCGCCAGATTCTTCACTCTCTCCAACTTTTTCTAATCCCACAAGAGCACCTTCTAATAAATCGGATGCCCCGGAAATATAATTAGTATTTCTATCAATGTTATCCATTACCTCTAAAATCTTTTCGTCAACCGCCCCACTCCCGCTTAATTCTTTTTGCGCTTCGCCAATAACCAGAAGCAGTTCTCCCAATCTACCTGATTTACCCTCTAGCCCAACAAGATCATCGACAAAATTCTTTACTACAGAAACTTGCTCTTTGTCTTCGTCTTTCAATACAGTGCTATCTGAAGATAGATGACTACTGACGACATTTAATACATCCCGCTCCTGTGTCATTCCTTCGAGAAGTGTTTCTAACATTACACTAGAATCTGTTAATGTGTTTCTTAAAAATTCTAGCGTATCTTTTTCAAGAGATAATAATTCATCACTTCCTATTTTTACAAAGGGTACTTTCTCCACTTTTCCTACACTTACTATAGGATTATCTGGATCTTCATCTTCAAATCTTAAAAAATTTGATTCCATTTTTTTCTTTTCATTATGTGGCTTTACAACCAATCCATTAGCTATACTGAATGCTTTGGATTCTTTCTCTTTTTTTGTTCCCTTTGTTTTTTCAAAAACTGCATTCCATATATTATACCAGCGATCAATATCTTTATCCGATAGTTTCTTTACATATTCTGGAAGTTTTTTATCTTTAATTCCAATATACGGCATATTAATACAGTTTGTTTACTAAATTTTTACCCTGTTCATAACAACTCTTTAACAGGGTTTGCATATTTACTTTATTCCGTTTAAATGTTTCTTCGAGTTTTGATTCCAGAATTATACAATAATCCGCGGATTCTAATGCTACTTTCCCGCTATCTATTGCTGTTTCTTTAACTTCTTTTTCAATGTTATTTACAAAACTTGAACAATGGTTTTCCGACTTTTTATCCAGTAGACTATATTCCACTGAAGAAATTTTACCAATTATTGAATTATTGTCAACCCTATTCTGCTGTGCTGTATCTCTGATACCGGCTTCAAACGCTTCAAAGGCATAGCTTTTGAAGAATTCTATATATTTATCAGAACTAAATAGTGACTCATTTCTTATTCTTTTAGCTGCGTCTATATTAGCTCCTAATGCTACTAAATAACTTTTAACAACTGCTGATTCACTTTTCCAAAATAAATCTAAATCACTAGATGCTGATCTTTGTATGCTATTTAGACTTGAAGCATACGTAATTGAATTTTTAGAATGCCCGTTGTTTCCTAATTTTATTCTTCCATTACTGGGAATTCTTATTTCTAATGGAGCAACTTCTGGTACAGCAACTGTTGCTGTTGCTGTTTCCGACGGTGCTTCAGTTTCTTCTCCCCCAACTGTTAACGGGGCTGATATTTCTTTTAATCTTCCGCCAAAGCTTTCGTCCGGCTTTTCCTCCGCTTTGGGAGTAACCGGTGTAGCTGGTTTTAATCCGCCACCAATTCCCCCTAATCCGCCAAATGCGGGTTTTTCTTCAGTTGTTTCTTCTCCTGTTCTTCCAGCTTTCTTTAACTTTTCAAGAGCCCTCGCACTAGTAATAAGATATTCCTCGCTAACAGGAATATTTGCTGTTTCAAGAATTGGCTTAATATCAATTGCGGGCGCAAACTTCTCTCGCGCCTTCTCCATAACACTGAGCGCAAATTGCTTATCGTCATCTCTGAGAGATTTGAACTTAAAGAATATGTCTGTATTTTCTATACGGTCTTCTGCAAAGTTTAATTGTACCAGGGGAAGAATAATGTATTGCAAGGCATGATCTGCAATATCTTCTAGAATACCCTCTACTTGAAGAAGAAAGAACGAGCCTTGTTCTTTAGCCTTTGCTAATGATCCACTTCCTCCCTGGGATAGTTCATCAGGAACTCCCATTCCCCGCGCTTTCATTTTATCAAAATGCGCGTGAGATTCATTAAATGGGAATTTTTCCCCCTCTGTTGTTAATGGATCCGCTTTCCATTGTTCCACTCCCTGAGTTCCTGTCGGGGCACTTGGAAGAGTTACAACGGTTGCGTTTCTAATAGATTCCCCAATTTCCTGTGCTAAATCTAGATTATCTACTAAAATATCATTTCCAGCCCCGTCTACACCGCGCTTTGTTTTCCCAAGTGGTGCCCGCATAATTAGCGGTGAAATTGCTCTTGACTCTGCGTAAATAGCTTGATAATCGTAGAAATATCTATCACTATACCAGTATCTAAAAGCCGCTCTTAACATTGATCTCCCGTATAGATTTCCAAATTCCTTATCATATGTATATACGAATGATTTTTCTTTTGGAATGAATACATCTTTTCCATCAACGCTATACTGAATAAGTCCATTAAAACTACCATCTTTTGCAACAACAATTCTTAACTGATTTCCATGCGGACGAAGATCGAGGAATCTATTGTAATACCACTTCCCGTCTCTTTCATTATATCTAAATCTTTTCTCCATTCCCACCCAGCCGTATTTAAAAGCATGGGTACATGCACGAATTAAAGGTCTCCATATGTTATTAAGATTTTTAAGAATAAATACTTTTATTTCATTATCGGTGCAAATCAAATCCCAAGGTGTTCTGATTGTTAGCCATTTGATAATATTTAACGGAAATGCTATCCCGGCATCGTCCGCCATATCACTAAATGTTTCATACGCTGTTTTTTCCGGATTAGCGGCTATTCCTTCTCTTCCTCGTGTAAGCCGCGACATCCATGTTTGACCAATTGTACCGTATAGATACTCTTGCCCATCCTCGTTTACACGAGTAGATTCTGTTTTTGCCCGCCCAAATAATTTTCTGAGCGGCGGTTTGCCGTCCATGAAGTCTTTGAAGTCCATTCTAATAGCCCAAAGCAGAATTTATTTGTGTAATTACAACCCTATATCGCTAAGCGGAACTAAAATACCGCTTTTTTCAGTTACTCCGCTAGAAATTCTGATCTCTCCTCCGGGGCCATCATCGTCAAACACAGCGTCTGGTAAAATCTCAAGAATCTTTGCCATTAGCTCATCCAGAGTCATACTTGTTTCTCCTTTTTCTAGTAATCCGAAGTGGGATTTCCGCCAGGAATTCTATGAATATTCATAGGGTTATATCTTCTAGTATTGAAGCGATTATTAGCTATTCTTATAAGAGAACTTCCCATTGTTTGTGGTTTGAATCCGTGTTTCTTTTCCAGCACTTTATAGTAGAATTCTGTTCCTTCTATTCCCCCCATCGTTATTCCATATCTTAACGCATCTGGTCCATTTGCATATTTATTATCTGGCAATCCACTAGCTAATCTTTTATGTCTTACCAGATCGTTACGCAAATTTTTGCACCGCGATGAAATTCTTATCCTGGGTTTTCCCATCGCGGGTTTCATTAATCCATTTACATGCTCAATACTATCATCTAATCCAGAAGTCGCGGGAAAGCATAAAAATCCATTATCTACCCATTTTTTCATCGCTCTCGGATCGCTACTATCAAGATATGCCGTCATGCCTTGTTTGCACCAAGGCTTTTTCATTACTTCTCTTATAACATCATCGTCGTATTTGTCAACTAAATAAACCTCATCAATCACCCAAAATTCCTCGCCATGCTTCTGAATCGGTAAAATTACATAAGGATCAACAAATCCAAAATCTACTCCCAGCCAAGTAGTTGCTTCTGGGAAGCCTAAATCTTCATTAGCAATTATTGTATCGTCATAATTAGTAAATATTCTGTTACTTGTTCCAGGTCTTCTGCATAGCCATTCTACTTCAATTGTATCCTTTGGAAGAGTTTTTAACATGTGAGCCCAGTCGGCCCATTTATAAAAACCTTTTGCATTTTTCATTATTTCATAATTTGGTGTATTAAATTCTTTCTCCATAAAATCACAAGTGGATTTATGTTCTTCTGTACACGGTTCCAGGGAATCGAGAATGCACCAGCGACATAATTTATATCCGCCAGGGATTGCCATATTATCTAAAACATATTTTACCATCCCCGAACTTTTATGATATGTCGAGGCCATAACAATTGATGAACGGATAGTATCAGAAGATCTTGGCTGAGACAGGGAGGCATTAAAAACGTCAAAGGACATTTCCTCAATTTCGTCTAGTTTTAATTTTTGCGGGTGTGGTCCTCTGGCCTGCCGAGGAGAAGCTGAGTTAATAAATACATTGGAGTCGTTATTAAATTTAACTTTGCCTTTAGAACTTGTCTTACAAAAATAGTCAAACATTTTTGCATCGTTGATAATCTTAAGCATCTCGTCACGGCAGCCATCTGCTTGTTCCTTTACCCCGCCGAATAATCTAGTCTGACAAGTTTTTTTAAAAACAGAGTCTAGAAACATCGATAGTCCGAAAATACAGGATTTTCCGCCGCTACGATTCGCCCAGAGAAAAAGCCTATCATTTTTTTCAAAAAAAAGATCGCTGATAGCTTCAAATGGTGAGTTATGATCTTTACAGATATGATTATCGAGCGGATTTAATCCTAATCCATACTTAATAAGTTTTTTTAAATCCTCGTCATTTTTAACACCTGTTTTTATATATGATAAAATAATCGCGGCGCGTCTCTTATGTTCTGGAAGAGATAATAACTTTGACGCTACATCTATTTGTCCAATATTTGTCATTATTTCTTTGAAACTTCTTTACAAGAATCTTGATAGATTTTCAATGCAACATCTTTTATATGCTCTAAATCTTTTAAAATAATCTCTGTATCTTTTAGAAAATCCGTAACTGTACCTTGATATTTCACATCTAGTTCTTGTAATTTTTCCCCGCCAGCTTTTCCATAATACTTTTTAATATCATTTACTGCCGTACTGTACATTAGATATAACTGGTAAAGAAAATCAGTTTGTTCTACAGAAGTCATAACTATTTATCCCGTCTTTGACCTTTTGTTCTTCGTCTCTACTTCGTCCAGAATCTTAAGGATATCATCTCTATTCATATCAACCATATTGTCTACTAGGTCTGATTCCTTATCAACAGGTGTTTGCCCGGTACTAATTCTCTTGTCCACGATAGGAATAATTCCGGATTTAAACTCCAGGGCTATTCTTTCCATTCTGGATTTTAACACTAATTCAAGATACCCTTTTTTTAGCGGTTTATCGTCTCCAGCTAATTCGTATTGTATAAGTGCTTCACCCTCTACGTGTTTTAATACACTTAAATGATCTCCAACCTCTTCGTCGGTTTTTTTCCTTAACCCGACTATTTCTTCCGCGCCACCTTTTCTAAGATGTCGTAAATCTTGTACGATTGTATTTCTATGAACGTTAAGTATTTCTGCAATTTTTCCCTGCGGTATGTTCTGAAGATAGTATTTATATACAAGAACTCTTCTTTCCTCTAAAGACATTTTATTCAGAGGATTTTTAGAATTTTCTGGATCTGGACTCAAACCATCAAAATCTTCAGACATAATTATACTTTAAGGATTAAGGATTAAGAATATCACTTACATCGTTTAAAAGATTTTCAATATTTGAATCAAATTCATCTAATTTTAATTTTATATCTTCTATAAAAGATTCATCTATTGTATTTCCCAGCGGTATTTTATATTCGTCAAATCTTTCTTTAATCTGATTATACATTCCATCAAGTTTAGAATCGATAACATCTACTTCCTTTTGTGTTCTTAAATTATCATCTCGCATTCGTGAAAGTGCTTTATTTAGTTTTTGCCTCTCACCATCGTCTATTTGTCCAGTTAAATCACCTTCTACTGAATCAGCTTCTTGTCTATTAACTTCTAGATAATTATTGAATTCTTTTTTTGTATCTAGTAAATTACCTATTTCATTTAGTAAATCCCAAAGTTCTACATTTCTATTAACTGCTCCAGTTAACTTTTCTATCGCGTGTAATAATTCTTCTTCCCCGACATCTTTTAATTCGCTTATTGAACCTATACCAGCTAATGCTAAAGAATACTCCGCGCCCAGTGCTGATGAATCAAATTTCATGCTTATTCCAAATATTAAATTAATTTTTTAAGACTATCTTTTACACCAAACAAATGAATTATGGCATTCCACAATTCCTCCGAATTAAAAGATTTCAATTCATCAACAGTGGTGTCTTTTAAAACATTAAAATACAAATTTTGTTTTTCGTCTAAAATATCTTCGATCCTATTTATATTATCTTTTATTATTTGTTCAACTTCATCTCTTGTAATATCTCCCACAGTATTACTCCTCTTATTTATGGACCAACGTAGCCGATGTCATCTACTTTTTGAATAATACTTCCAATATTTTCAGCAGTATTTTTTAATCTGTCGGGGTCGTATGTAATGCGTGTATTCCATTGAGAGCCGTCTGCTGATAATTCATACACAGCACTTATCGTATAACCCTTAAGATCTGTTACTGCTCCCATAATATTTTGTCCTAGCTCTGCTTCTTTTCCGCCAGCTTTTAATAATGCTCTATTTAATATCTTTACTACATCCAAAACACCTTTGAGAATTTTTGAAGTGGATTCCGGATCTTGAATTGATTGAAGTTTCTTAACAGCTTTTATTAATAAATCCTTTACGGCCACGATTTATTCTCCGGCAAATATTTCGCCTAGGCTTTCCACCTCATCTAAAATGTCTAGAATTAAATCGGAATCTTCTAAAAGAATATCTTTAACTATTTCTATATCGCGGATATTTGATTCCGCGTCGTAAAACATTTCTCCGGTTAAATTCATCAAATCTTCTATTTCATAAAACTGATGTGAAGCTGTTTCCGTTTTAATACTTATAACAGAGTCTCTTACAGAACTCATGTGTAAAAATACATCTTCCGCGGATTTTTTAAAATTGACAAGAGATGCTCTGAATCCGTTAATAGAACCTTTAAGAGAATCTACAGAAGCTTCAAACTTATTAATATTCATTATGGAAGTGCTCCAAGTCTATTCAAAATTTCTTCCGCCTCATCGAGTGCTGCGTTGATATCACTGTCAAAATCCATATGTAATTTTTCAGTATCTGATTCTTTCTTTCCGCCAAGTGGATCAAGTCTTTTACCAAGACTTATACTATCATCTGTAAGATCACCAAGTCTATCGATCATATCGATCACGAGTTCCATTGTATCGCTAATAAACTCACTTCGATGTAGTAATTTCTTTCTTTTTTCTTTAGTTTTTGCCATCGATGCATTTTTTTGCAGAAAGAGAATCCAATACTCCAAAGCCAATCTTAACCTGTCCTTATATTTTGGCAAGGGAAAAATTCCGAATTTTTTACTCACACTGTTGAGTAGCATCTACTTGCAGGGAGTGGGATTACAAAGCTTTGTATGAAAAGTGTTTTTAGTAGGCTTGGGAAAGGGGATCCAAAAGTCTATAACTCTTTTCTATATTGCGACTAAAATCAATTCTCTATAACTGCCAATAGCCGTTGATCATAATTTGTTTTGTTCTATTATTAAGGGTGGGAGTTTTCGCTTTTACCGTATTGAGGAACTAGCCATGAATCGCTTTATTTTACTTCCCGCCGCTGTATTTATATCGGTATCTTCATTATGCTATTCAGATGAGGACACTAAAAAAGCTATACGGGAAAAAATGATTCCGTGTACTGTTAAAATAAGTACAAATAGCGGCACCGGGAGCGGTGTAATTATATATTCAAAAAGCAAAAGTGCTACTTCAAAAGTAGAAACGTATATCTGGACAGATTATCATGTAGTAGATGATACCGTGGTTGCGGAAAAAAAAGATGGGATGACTATTATAAAAATACTCCCTGTAACTGTATTTACTTATCGATACGATGGTAGAAATATAGTAATCTCGGAAACACTTATAGCATATACACTTTGGTATAATAAGGAACAAGATTTAGCTACTCTTAAGCTTCAATCCGAAAAAGTTTATCCGGTTGCTGAATTTGCAGATTTAAATGAAATAAGTGTAATAGATGAATGCTATGCAGTTGGTTGCCCAACAGGTGAAAATCCAACAGTAACTGCTGGAATGATTCAACAAATTGATCAGAGCATTATGGGAATAAATTGCTGGAGAATCTCTGCTGATATTTTCTTTGGGGACTCCGATGGCGGTGTGTGGACAAAAAGTGGAAAACTGGTGGGATTAGTAGATATGGTTAGGACATATAAAGGTCAAGCTATCACCCATATTGGATTTATTATTCCTTCCTCCAATCTTGAAAAATGGA